GCCACCGGCGATAGTGGCGCAGCATCCGCCACCGGCTGGAGTGGCGCAGCATCCGCCACCGGCGAGAGTGGCGCAGCATATGCCACCGGCGAGAGGGGCGCAGCATCCGCCACCGGCGAGAGGGGCGCAGCATCCGCCACCGGCGATAGGGGCGCAGCATCCGCCACCGGCGATAGTGGCGCAGCATCCGCCACCGGCGAGAGTGGCGCAGCATCCGCCACCGGCTGGAGGGGCGCAGCATCCGCCACCGGCGATAGGGGCGCAGCATCTGCCACCGGCTGGAGTGGCGCAGCATCCGCCACCGGCGAGAGGGGCGCAGCATCCGCCACCGGCGAGAGTGGCGCAGCATCTGCCACCGGCAAATGCTGTGTGGCTATGACCACCGGCGTTTGTGGCCGCGTAATGGGTGAGCTTGGAAACGCTATTGTGTGCGTTGAGAGAAATACCAATGGTGATATTGCTACTATTTTGGCTGGCATTGTGGATGGTGAAACGCTGAAACCCGGCGTGTGGTACACCGTTAAGAACGGCAAGTGGACGGAGGTGTAGCGATGAACCGACTGAAGGAACGGCGGTTGGAGCTGGGGCTGACGCAGGAGGCGGTCAGCGGCATTCTGAAGCTGGCAGACGCACGGATGGACGTGAGCATGGTGAGCCGGTTTGAAAACGGCGTGTGTCTGCCCACGGAGGAAGTCACCGAGGCGCTGGAGGCGGCGCTGCGGGCAAGCAGGGCGTATCTGTTCGGCGAGGACAAGAAAGCGGAATTGCCCATGCGGACGGCGGAGACGGAGCGGATCGCCTGTCTGATCCCAAAGGGGCGCAGGAATGCCATCAGCCGGGAAGACCTGGCGGCGGCGCTGCACGCCACGGACCGGAAGATGCGAAAGGCCGTGGCCGAAGCCAAGAAGCAGGGCGTGATGATCTGCAACGACGGGGACGGGTACTACCAGAGCGACGAGCTGAGCGACCTGTGGCGGCAATACAGGCGGGAGACGGCGCGGGCTATGTCCATCCTCAAGGCGCGGAAGCCTATGCGGGAAGTGCTGAAATCGGCGGGGAGGCCGGTATGAGCGTGTTTGACTACAAGGAGCCGCGGGTGGAACCGAAGCCCTACAAGGCGCCGCGATGCCCGGTGTGCGGCGAGGAAACAGATACCCTGTACAAGAATATTTACGGCGAGACCGTTGGGTGCGATGTGTGCATCCGAACGGTGGACGCATGGGAGGAAAAGAAATGAGCTTGAGTTTATACCACATTGACCAGGCGCTGGAGGCGCTGATCGACCCGGAGACCGGGGAGCTGCTGGACTACGATGCTTTCGAGCAGTTGCAGATGGACAGGGAGCACAAGATTGAGAACATGGTGTGCTGGTCCAAGAGCCTGGACGCGGAGGCAAAGGCCATCCGGGACGAGGAAAAGGAGCTGGCGGAGCGCCGCCGCACGATGGAGCGCAAGCGTGACCGGCTGCGGGGCTACGTTGACCGGGCATTGGACGGGCACCCCTTCCAGACGGCAAAGTGTTCCGTTACCTACCGCAAGAGCACGGCGGTTGAGATCACCAACATGGAGGAGCTGGTGCGGTGGTGCATGGACAACGGCTATGACGGCAAGGTGACGTATGCCGCGCCCACGGTGGCCAAGAGCGACATTGCACCGCTGTTGAAAGCCGGTGTTGCGGTGGACGGTGCGGAGATCGCCGAGCGGATGAACATGGGGGTGAAGTGATGGAGAACCTGGCTATCTATAACGCGGTACGAAGCGTGCCGGACAGTGCCAAAAGGCAGATCGGCGCTGGCCGGTTAAAGGGCAAGACGGACATCAACCCCATGTGGCGGCTGAAGACCCTGACGGAGCAGTTCGGCCCCTGCGGCATTGGCTGGAAGTACGTCATCACAGACAAGCGGCTGGAACAGGGCGCAAACGGTGAAGTGGCCGCGTTTCTGGACATTGACCTGTTTGTGAAGGTAGACGGCGCATGGTCGGAGGCTATTCCCGGCACAGGCGGCAGCGCGTTTGTGGCGAAGGAAAAGAACGGCCCTTATACCTCTGACGAGTGCTTCAAGATGGCACTAACGGATGCTATCTCCGTGGCCTGTAAGGCGCTGGGCTTTGGCGCGGACGTGTACTGGGAGGCGGACAGGAGCAAGTACGACAAGCCTGCACCTGTAACATACCCTAAAGGCACTGTCATCTGCGAGAGCTGCGGTATGCCCATTAAGAGCGTGACGTGCCAGGGCATTAGGTATTCCCCGGATGACATCTCCGACAGAGCGCTGGACAGATACGGAAAGCGGCTGTGCTGGGGCTGCATGAAGGCGGCCAACGCAGCGGAGAAGAAGCATGAGTGACCTGGTAAATGACATCCGAGACAAGAGCCGGATGTTGGACGTGGCCATTACGGAGCTGAAACGGCGTGGGCAGAAATATGCGGAGGCCGAAAAGGCGTACCGGGTAGCTCTGGCCAAACAGATACTTACAGAACGCGACAACGGCGTGCCGGTGACGATCATTTCTGACATCTGCAAGGGCAAGGCGGAGATCGCCGCGCTTCGGTTTGAGAGAGACTGTGCAGAGGTGGTATACAAGTCCGCTATGGAGGCCATCAACTCCATGAAACTGCAAATACGGTTGCTGGACAACCAGCTGGACAGAGAGTGGGGTGCGGCGAAATGAACAAGCTGCACATACAGCCCTGCTGGACGTGCAAGAAGTGCTACGGCGACTGTAGCTGGTCGAGGAAGGCCCCGGAGCCGGTGCCCGGATGGGATGCTACGCCTACGGTGAAGAAAAAAGGAGGCCGCAAGGCGGGCATCATGCACAGCTACGCCATTCACAGCTGCCCGGAATACGAGTGGGACGGGACGGAGGAAGCGCATGGAGAGTAAGAGATGCTTTTTGTGTGGCAGGAATGACCCCGGCGATCCGTTAGAGAAACATCATCTGCTGGGCGGCGCGAACCGCAAGAAGAGCGAGAAATACGGTCTGGTGGTGTACCTGTGCGGCAACAGGTGCCACAGGAACGGAAAGACAGCCGTACACCGCAGCGGCGAACAAATGCGCAGGCTGCGGCGGTACGGCCAGCTCAAGGCCATGCAGGAGCAGGGCTGGACGGAAGAGGACTTCCGGCGAGAATTTGGAAAGAGTTACTTATAAGGAGGGATAATTGGTGAACCATTGGACGAAGGAAGAAACAGAAACTTTAATTTCCAAATACAACAAAATGACAAATTCCCAATTAGCCGAATTGTTCCCTCAAAAAAGCCGCCAGTCCATCTACAAAAAAGCTTATAAACTTGGGTTGCGACGTACTAAAGAGATGGAAAGTCTAAACAGGGCTGAAGCAAAAACCGGCGAAAGGTCGCCTACGTGGAAAGGCGGCGTTTCAATGACCAAGAAAGGGTACAGGCAAATATTGGACAAAGGGAACCCTCGTGCAGACAAAAAAGGGTATGTGATGGAGCATATTGCTGTGTGGGAACATGAAACAGGTACACGGATACCTGATAATTGTTGTGTACATCATCTTAATGGGGACAAAACTGATAACAGAATAGAAAACCTATGTTTGATGACACGATCTGCCCATACCATTTTTCACCACACAGGGGCATACAGAAGCATGGCAACAAAAAACAAACTATCGGAGTGCGCAAAATTAAGGTTTTCTGATAAATCTAACCACCCTTCTTATAAGCGCGTGGATGTGGAGGCTATGAAATCTTTGCGAGATATGGGCACAAAGGTTTCTGACGTATGCAGAGAGTTTGGTATAGCGAAAACGACATATTATCAAAAGATGAAGGAGTATGGAAATGGCAATCAATAGAATGACTTTGCAGGGGCGTTTAGTTAATTCACCTGAGATGCGTAGAACCAACAACGGTACGGCGGTGTGCAGCTTTCGCGTGGCGTGGAGCGAGACCATCAAAGACCGGGAGACAAAGCTGTTCCTGAACTGCGTGGCGTGGAATGGCGCGGCAGAACTTATCTGCAAATACTGGTACAAGGGCAAGGAAATCTTGCTGGAGGGCAAGCTGTCCACTCGCGAATACGACGACAGGGACGGCAACCGGCGCAGTGTGACGGAGATGACAGTCGATCGTGTCCACTTCTGCGGCAAGAACGAGGACGCGCAGGGAACGTTTCCCCGGACGGACATCAAGAGCCAGCTCGTGGAGCTGGACGAGGATGACAGCGATCTGCCTTTCTAAGGGGGTGACGTGAATGGGCAAGATGCAGGAAGAGATCAAGGCGCTGCGGCGGCAGAACACGCATTTGCAGAACGTGGTACAGCGGCAGCGGCAGCACCTGTCAGAGTTGACCGGTGCCGTGCAGGACTACAGGAAGGCCATCACGGCGCACTATGTGGCCTGTGCCATTACCTTCGGAGAGAAACGGGAGGACTGCGGCATCTGCTGGGGCTGGCATCTGGAGGTCCCCGCTGACCTTGTGAGTAAGGCGCTGGAGAACTACACAGGCGATGTGTGGTTGGACAAAGAGCGCGGGGTATACGTCATAGGTGCGATGCCGAAGGAGTGAGGCCTATGGGCAAGTGCTACGTGAAAGCCTACTATGACTGGATAGAGCAGACAGCGGCGTTGACAGATGCAGAGCGTGGACGTTTGTTTATCGCCATTCTGGAGTACGCAAGAACAGGCACCCCGCCGGAGTTGGAGGGTGCGGAAAGCATACTGTTTCCGGTGTTCCGGACGATGCTGGACAGGGACGATGAGCTTTCTGCTGAACGGTCAAGGAACGGGGCGAAAGGCGGAAAGCAAACTCAAGCAAGCGCAAGCAAAATCAAGCAAACCGAAGCAAACGCAAATGACCCAAAGCCTACTAAGACAAAGAAAGAAGACAAAGACAAAGACAAAGACTTATTCCCACCTGACGGTGGGAGTACGCGCGCGAAGCGCTTTACCCCACCCACACTGGCAGAGGTTCAGTCCTACGTGGCTGAACGCCATTCGGCGGTAGATCCGCAAGGCTTTATCGACTTCTACGAAGCGAAGGGCTGGATGGTTGGCAAGACCCCCATGAAAGACTGGAAAGCGGCTTGCCGAAATGCTGAGAAGTGGGAACGGTGGGGTCATGCTCCTGCTGCGCCGGTCGGCAAGACCGACGGTGCGCGTGATGCCTGGATGGGCAAGTACATCAAGGGGGCGAAGACATGAACGCGGGCATCTGGAAGATCGCCACGGCGAAGCTGTGCGGACAGTGCATCCGGGACATGGAGGACGAGTACATCTTTTCCCCCAGATGGCGGCGGACGCTGGGCGGAAAATGCGAACGCTGCGGAGAAAACCGCGTCGTCCATGAGGTGCGGTACACGATGAACAAACGAGGGCTGGAGAAAAGAGGGAAACTGAATGGGCCTGATGAGTAACGACCTGGCGCGGCTTAGTCTTGCGGCGCAGAAGCAGGTCATGGAGAAGATGCGGAAACCGGGGAAGTACAAGGCGCAGAAGACAAAGCGCGGGAAGCTGACCTTCGACAGCAAGAAGGAGGCGGAGCGCTACGACGCGCTGATGCTGCTGCAAAAGGCCGGTGAGATACAGGGGCTGAAATTACAGGTGCGGTACTGCTTGCAAGAGGCGTACACGACGTTTGAGGGCGACCGCGTGAAAAGTATCGACTACATCGCGGACTTCGTGTACGAGCGCAGAACGGCTCCTGACAGCTACGGACAGCGGTACTGGCTGCCGGTGGTGGAGGACGTGAAGGGGATGCGTACCCGCGAGTATGCCATGAAAGCAAAGCTGTTCCGCAGTAGGTACGGGTTTGCCATCCGGGAGGTGTGACGTGGGCAAGCAGCATTTAAGCAGGGACGACCGCATCTTTATGCGTGGCAAGCTGCAAGGCACACGGGAGAACATGGACATGGTGGCAATGGTGCTGATGGACAAGTGCGGCTGGCACGTCCAAGAGGAGACAGCGGACAGCCGGGACACCCACAGCATCGCGTATCTGTACGAGTGCCTGGAGAAGCTGGCGGAGGAGATCAACGAGGGCCGCATCAAGCGGAAGCACATCAAGGACGTGCTGAAGGACGAGTGCGGTGTTGTGTTTGGAGATTGAGATGAAAGTTTTATGCGCGTGTGAGGAAAGCCAAGTGGTATGTATTGCGTTTCGTGCGCTGGGGCATGAGGCGTATTCCTGCGACATACAGGAGCCGTCTGGCGGACACCCGGAATGGCACATTTTAGGCGACGCTCTAAAGGCCATCGAGGGGGGGCAAGTGACCACAATGGACGGACAGGTGCATGATGTGGGGCGATGGGATATGATTATCGCCTTTCCTCCGTGTACCAAAACGAGCAATGCCGGGGCAAGACACTTGTATAAAGGCGGCATGTTAAATCTTCGCCGCTACTATGAAGGGCTTTGCGGCAAAGCGTTGTTTTTGGCAATATGGGCAGCCGACTGTGACAAGGTTATAATTGAAAATCCGACACCAAGTAAAGTATTTGAGTATCCAGAACCGACGCAGGCAATTCAGCCATATCAATATGGACACGAGTTTACAAAAAAGACTTTGCTGTGGGAGCGCGGGGTAAAGCCTTTGATGCCGACAAATGTTGTAAAACCGACGGCGACATGGTGCCCAAGCGGCAGTTACAGCCACAAGCATGGCGAACAGCACAAGGGTATGTTTACCACGGATAGAGCAAAAAACAGGGCAAAAACATTTCCTGGAGTTGCCAAAGCAATGGCGGAGCAATGGGGCGGAGATGTGAGAGGAGGAATGACATGGTGAACGACGCTTTGTTTTCCAGCGACAAAAATTTCTGGGAAACGCCGCAAAAGCTGTTTGACGAGTTGGATGCGGAGTTCCACTTCACGCTGGATGCTGCCGCCAGTGATGGCAACCACAAGTGTGCGCGGTATTTCACGCAAAGCGATGATGGTTTGCGGCAAAATTGGGAGGGCGAAACGGTGTTTTGCAATCCGCCCTACGGGAGCAAGGAAACCGGACTGTGGACGGAAAAATGTTACCGCGAAGGACAGAAACCGGGGACAACGGTGGTTCTTCTGATCCCCGCCCGGACAGACCGTGCCAGTTTTCACGACTATATTCTGGGAAAGGCAGAGATCCGCTTCCTGCGTGGTAGGCTGAAATTTGAACTGGACGGAAAGCCGATGGGGACGGCACCGTTTCCCAGCATGATTGCCATTTGGCGAGGAGGAATGACATGACACGAGACGAGATCGTGACCGCGCTGCGGTGCTGTGCAAACCACACGGCTTGCAATTCGTGCGAGCTCAGGAATACAGGAGAGTGCCTGAGGATTATGCCTGCCGCCGCTGACCTGATCGAGAACCAGCAGCGGCACATCGAGGCACTGATGAAAGCCAACGACAGCCTGAAGGACGCCATTGCACGGCGGGATAAGCAGATAGAGGACATGAAGCAGGGCATGGCACAGCTGGCAAAGGCTGTGGCGGTGAAGGAGGAGCAAAGCGAACTGCACGCCACGAAAAACGAGCTATGCCAATACTGCGGGAAATACAAATACGCACACGAGGGCGCCTGTTACGGGTGCAGATGGAGGGAAATGTGATGGCAGTGGTGGATATTTTTATCACAAACAAGAAGTACAACGTCATCTACGCTGATCCACCGTGGGCTTATAGGCAAAAGCAAATGAATTTCCAACATTACGATGAAGCGAAAAAATATGAGAACGGCGTAAATGACCATTACCCCACCATGACGTTGGATGAACTGAAGGCGTTGCCAGTGAACAAAATCGGTGCAGACGATTGCTTGCTGTATATGTGGGCGACCAGCCCCAATTTGGATATTGCCATAGAATTGGGCAAATCATGGGGATTTGAGTATAAAACGGTAGCCTTTGTGTGGGATAAGCAGAGAACCAACTACGGCTTTTATACCTTGAGCCAATGCGAATTATGTTTGGCGTTCAAAAAAGGCAGAATCCCAAAGCGGGCAGTAACAAATGTGCGGCAGTTTTTAAGCGAGAAATTGGGGAAACACTCAGAGAAACCAGCAAAGATCAGAGAAAGAATCGACACCATGTATGGGCATTTGCCCCGCATCGAGTTGTTTGCCCGCCAACAGGCGGACGGCTGGGACTGCTGGGGGAACGAAGTGGAGGAGAAGTAAATGGACGCTGTGAAGTTTATCGAGGAGCACAGGAGAATGTATAAGGTTACTGGGAAGCACTTGCCTACTTTGGCCGGGGGGATTCCTGCCGAGGATGTTGTAAAAGAAGTAGAGGAATGGGCTGCTGCACACCCGTGCAAGACACGGCAGAGCGTGTTTTTGGAGCAGTATCCTCAGGCTGATATTGATAACACCGGGCTTTTGATCCTGTGCCCTAAGCGTATTTCTGCTGATATACGGGTTACCGCCGATTGTTTGCGCCAGGGGTGCTCCAATTGTCGCCGCGAGTTCTGGATGCAGGAGGTGGAGTGATGGAAAATCTGTTGCAAGACATCGCCAGCGGGCTGTGGATTGTGATAGGCATTCAGGTCCTTGTCTGGCTGAAGCATTGGAATAAGAAGTTCAGTGACCTGTATGATGAACTGAAATGGGAGGTGGAGTGATGGAACGAATGACAAAACGCGAAAATGGGCACGTGCATTACCCGAGATGCTTTGAAGAACCGTGCGGCGGCATGGGATGCCGCACTGAGGACTGTGAAGTTAAGGTCGAAATCCGCGAACGCCTTGCCGCTTACGAGGACACGGGGCTTGAGCCGGAGGAAGTCCTGCCGAAAGATAAGGCAGACGAGATCGCACTGAAGCTGATGCGTCTTGCTGATTTAGAAAGCCTTTGCAACTATACCCGCCTGCGGGAGCTGGCGGAGGCCGACAAGGACGGGCGGCTGGTGGTGTTGCCGTGCAAGGTGGGCGACACGGTGTACCGAATCGTTCGGGACGCAGACCCGCATATTGCACGGGACGAAGCGAGAAATATGTACTTTGCTGACGATATGACGTTGTGCGTTGAGCTGGTCGGCGGGCGGATTATCTTGTCGGAGAAATTTGGTAAGACCGTATTCCTCACCCGTGAGGCGGCGGAGAAAGCATTGGAGGCGATGAAAGATGAGTAAAGCTGTTATGCTGAGCATTCGCCCAAAGTGGTGCGAAAAGATCATCAATGGAGATAAAACGATCGAGGTGCGCAAGACGCGCCCGAAGTTGGACACGCCGTTTAAGTGCTATATCTACTGCACGCTGCAAGGCTGTAATGAGTTTTTTCGAGTTGATCTTGTGCGTGATGTTGCCAAGTGGAACCGCGGCAAGTGGGCAGACCGCAAGGGTAAGGTCATCGGCGAGTTTACCTGCGACCGGATTTATGAGCTTGCACCTCTCAACCATGCACCGGACGACGTAGAAAAGCAAGCCTGCCTGACACGGGAAGAAATTGTGGGTTACCTAAAGGGAACCGGCTACGGCTGGCACATCTCCGGCCTGCGCATCTACGACGCGCCGCGCGAACTGAGCGAGTTTACCGGTCTACGCGATACGAGGTTCGGCGCAGCCCCGTATGACATCAAGTGCCCGCCGCAGAGCTGGTGCTATGTGGAGGCGATAGACAATGGATGAATTGAAACGCTGCCCTGAGTGCGGTGGAGTTGCAATCGTTATCCATATGTACGATACCTACGATAGAGCAGATTTTGGGTGGGCTGCCGGTTGTGGGAGATATAGGGCTGGTGATGGCCTCCACACAAAGAAGATGGAAGTATCTGGATTGCCGAGCAAAGAAGAAGCAATCAAAGCATGGAACAGGAGGGCTGACAATGGCTGAATACATTGACAGGGAAGCGTTACGCAAAGTTTTAGAGAATTGGCGGGATGCTCATGTGGATGTTGATGACGAACAAGGATGCGGGCTGCTTGAAGATGTGATATGGGAGGTAGACGCACAGCCTGCCGCCGATGTTGTCCCGGTGGTGCGATGCAAGGACTGCTATCAATCAGTGGTGATCGGAAATGTCCTGCACTGCACCTATTGGGGAAAGGACACGGACGAAAACGGATATTGCCACGAGGGAGGATAAGCCAATGGCTGAATACATTGACAGAGAAAAGGCGAAAAGTCTGTTGCATATCGAATACGCATACGCCGCAGAACAACTTTTGGACGAGATCCCTGCCGCTGATGTCGCCCCAGTGGTGCGATGCAAGGGCTGCAAGCATGAGTTTGGCGGGAGCTGCATTATTTGCGGGTTTCAGAAGCGCAAGCCAGACGACTTCTGTTCCTACGGCGAACGAAAGAACGGCGGCGATGCAGAAGGGTGATGTGATCCGGGCGCGGTTTATGACGCTGCCGAGCGAGTACCCCGGATCCGGTGCCAATGATGAAAAGCGATTTCCTGTCCGCAAGGGTACAGTGGTGTATGTGCATCCGAAGGGGCGGTACATCGTGGCGGAGTGCGGCGGGGTGCGGGAGACGTTCTTCCCAGAGGATATTGTGCCTGGCCCTCCCCCAATGGTGTGCGAATTAAAAGACGCGCTTTTTACACTGACGGAGGTGGACAAGAAGATCATGACCGCATTGGGGAGGAGGTGCTGACATGAGCGAATTCCCGGAACGGCTGAGAAAGCTGCGGGAGAGAAAGAGACTGAAGCGGTATGTGCTGTCGGAGCGCTGCGGGCTGAACTCGGACGCCATACGCCGGTATGAGCTGGGGATGGCGAAGCCGACGATGGACGCGCTGAAGAGCATAGCAGATGAATTCGGCGTGTCGGTAGACTATCTGATGGGCAGGACGGACTATCCCTGCGTGGTAGATATTGCCGAAAAATAATTTTTGAAAATTCCACTTAAAAGTGGAAAAATTGAAAAAACGCACTTTATCATGGGAGATGCAGGGGCAAACTCTGCATCTCCATTCTTTTTCTTTTCCCCCTTCTTTTCCTGATGGGCGGGGCTTCGGCTCCGCCCGGAGGGAGCAATATGCCGCAGGCCGATGCCACCCCACATTTCGGGGAGCGGGAGGTCGCACCTCCTAGGCGGCAACAGATGGCAGGCCCCATGCGGGCAGACGGACGTCCATTTTATCTGATGCGCTGGCAGACCGCTGCAAGGGATGCGTCCCAAATAGTCTGCTTACTTCGTATAGGACTTCCCGCACCTCTTGGCAATGTGTCCCAGGGAAGACGTTGATGATCTGCTGGTAGAGCGCCAGCAGCATAATCAAAATAAAGCTCAATGGATTTAGGTGAGGCGAAAGCCGGGTACAGACGTGCCAATGACAAAGGCCAGTGGTGGGAGGCCGGTGCGTCAGAGAAAACGAGGTGATAACATGGCTGCGAGACTGACAGACCGGCAGAAAAAGAAAATACTGGCGGATTATCTGGAAAGCGGCAGCTATCGCGCCACGGCAAGGAAAAACAACGTAAACCCTACAACGGTAAAGCGCGTTGTTGAAGCAAGCGACGACTTTGAACAAAAAGCCGCGGAGAAAAAAGCACAGAACACGGCAGACATTCTGGCGTATATGGAGAGCCAGCGGGATGTGGTGTGCCAGATCATCGGAAATGGGTTGGCGGTGCTGAACGATCCGGCGAAGCTGGCGGAGGCCACGCCCAGCCAGATCACCACGGCTATAGGTACGCTGATCGACAAGTGGACGATGATGAACAAGGCATCGGACAATGGCGAGAGCGGCGTGGTGCTGATGCCGGAGGTCAGGGATGAGTAGCGTGGTATGGCGGCCGCAGGAGCGGCAGGCCATATTCATGGCGCGGCCGGAGTATGAGGCGCTGTACGGCGGCGCGGCCGGCGGCGGAAAGAGCGACGCGCTGGTCATCGAGGCGCTGCGGCAGGTGCATATCCCCTGGTACAAGGCGCTGATATTGCGAAAGACGTTCCCGCAGCTGCGGGAGCTGATCGACAAGACGCTGAACTATTACCCGCGGGTATACCCCAAGGCCAGGTACAACGGCAGCAGTCACACATGGCGGTTTCCCTCCGGGGCGCAGATCGTGTTCGGCAGCATGAACCGGCCGCAGGACAAGATACAGTATCAGGGGCAGGCGTATGACTTTATCGCCTTTGACGAGCTGACGCACTTTACGCAGGAGGAATATGAGTATCTGAAATCCCGCAACCGGCCCAACGGACCGGGAACACGGGTGTATATGCGCTCCACGGCCAACCCAGGCGGCGTAGGCCACGGGTGGGTGAAGGAGCGCTTCATCACGGCGGCGGCGCCGATGCAGACCATCACGGAGGAGGCTGTGTGGTACACGCCGGATGGCAAGAAGCACATAGGGCAGCAGAAGCGGATCTTCGTGCCGTCATCGGTATTTGACAACAAGATACTGATGGAGAACGACCCCATGTACGTCCAAAGGCTGGCCAGCATGCCGGAGGCGGAGCGGAACGCCCTGCTGTATGGCAACTGGGACAGCTTCGAGGGGCAGGTGTTCACGGAGTGGCGCAACGACAGCGAGCACTATATGGACCGGAAAAACACCCACGTGATCGCGCCGTTCCGGGTGCCGGAGGACTGGGTGATCTGGTGCGGACTGGACTGGGGCTATTCCCGGCCCTTTTCCGTGGGGTGGTACGCCGTGGACCGCAACAGGCGGATGTACCACATACGGGAGCTATACGGCTGCACGGGAACGCCCAACCGGGGCGTGATGTGGGAGCCCACAAAGGTGGCGCAGGAGATACGGAGGATCGAGGACGAGGATCCCAACCTGAAAGGGAAGCAGATACACCGTGTGGGAGATCCGGCCATCTGGCAGAGCGACGGCACGGAGAGCGTGGGCGCGCTGATGGAGCGGCAGCGGGTGTACTTCGAGAAGGGTGACCACGCCAGGATCAACGGCAAGATGCAGGTGCACCACCGGCTGGCCTTTGACGAGGACGGCGTGCCCATGCTGTATGTGTTCAGCACCTGCAAGCATTTTATACGGACGGTGCCGAACCTGGTCTATGACCAGACGGACGTGGAGGACATCGACACCGACGGCGAGGACCACATCTACGACCAGCTGCGGTATGTGTGCATGCGCAACCCCATAGGGCCGCAGGAGGAATACAGGACGGTGGAGCGGCCGTATTCCCCGCTGGAGACAGAGGACGAGTACAGGCCCAGCCGGTACGCATTTTTTCAAGTGTATTAAGGAGGAGCGCATGGAGAGATACGGTATCCCCGGCATCGTACCGGAGGAGCAGGACATGGCGCCGGAGATGGCGGCCATGCTGCTGCAGCGGACAGAGCAGACGCCAACCATCACGGACCGGGACGTGGAGCGGGGCATCGACCTGCTGACGAAGTACAAGGACGGCAAGAGCAACCTGGAAAACCGCATCGTCAACGACGAGCTGTGGTGGGAGCTGCGGCACTGGGAGGGCATCGGTCAGAGCAAGGCAAAGCGGGTGGACAAGAGCGGCAAGGAGGTCACGTCTACGCCGCCTGAGCCCAAGCCGTCCTCTGCGTGGCTGTTCAACACCATTCAGAACAAGCACGCCGACGCGATGGACAACTACCCGGAGCCGGTGGTATTGCCACGGGAACGCAGCGACGAGCAGAGCGCCAAGACGCTGAGCCAGATATTGCCGGTGGTGCAGGAGTACAACCACTTCGAGCAGGTGTACTCCGACAACTGGTGGGAGAAGCTGAAGCACGGCACGGCGGTGTACGGCATTTTCTGGGATCCGCAGAAGGACAACGGGCTGGGCGACATCGAGATACGGGACATCGATCTGCTGAAGCTGTTTTGGGAGCCGGGCATCACGGACATCCAGAAGAGCCGTAACCTGTTTATCGTAGACCTGGTGGACAACGACCTGCTGGACAGCGAGTACCCGCAGCTGAAGGGCAAGCAGAAGGGCAAGGTCGTGGACGTGAAGGAGTACATCTACGACGACAACGTGGACACCAGCGACAAGAGCGTGGTGGTGGACTGGTATTACAAGGTCAAGACGCCGGATGGCAGGACAGCGCTGCACTACATCAAATTCGTGGGCTCCACGCTGCTGTACGCCAGCGAGAACGACCCGGAGTACCGGGAGCGGGGCTTTTATGACCACGGTATGTACCCGGTGGTGCTGGACGTGATGTACCCGGAGAAGGGCACGCCCATCGGCTTTGGCTATGTGGCCATCTGCAAGGACCCGCAGCTGTACATCGACAAGCTGAGCGCCAACATTCTGGAGAACGCCATGATGGCCACGAAAAAGCGTTTCTTTGTCAGCGACACCACGGCCATCAACGAGCAGGAGTTTTTGGACTGGAACCGGCCGCTGGTGCATGTGAACGGGCCGCTGGACGACGGGCGCATACAGGAGATCGTGACGCAGCCGCTTTCCGACATCTATGTGACTGTGGCGCAGATGAAGATCGAGGAGATGAAGGACACGGCGGCCAACCGTGACGTAAACTCCGGCGGTACCACCAACGTGACCGCGGCGGCGGCCATTGCAGCATTGCAGGAGGCGGGCAACAAGGCCAGCCGGGACATGATCGCCGCCAGCTATCGGGCGTATACGCAGATCAACACCCTGTGCGTGGAGCTGATGCGGCAGTTTTACGACCTGAGCCGCAGCTTTCGCATTACAGGTGAGGGCAGCGAGTACCAGTTTATCGACTTCGACAACACCGGCTTGCAGGACCAGGTGACCGGGCTGGACACGATGGGCAATCCCATGTTCCGCCGGCCGGTGTTCGATTTGAAGATCAAGGCGCAGAAGAAAAACCCCTTCAGCCGCATGGAGCAGAACGAGCGGGCCAAGGAGCTGTACGCAATGGGCTTCTTCGCGCCGGAGAACGCGCAGGCCAGTTTGATCGCGCTGGACATGATGGACTTTGAGGGCATACAGACGGTGAAGGAGAAGGTCATGCAGGGGCAAACGCTTTTGAACATGGTGATGCAGATGAGCCAGCAGCTCTCGGCGATCACCGGCGTTCTCATGCCCCAGGAGGAGACGCAGTCAGGCGGAGGCACCAATACCGCAGAGAGCGGCGGAGGCGGCGGGAACGGCCTTGCAAGCGGCATCATGGAGGCGCAGACGCCCATGACCGGGTACGGGCAGGCGCTTGCCAAGCGGAGCACACCCAGCGTATGACAGAGGTGACGCTGCACCGCGGGGACAGCTGCTCCGTCAGGTGCAGGGGACACGCTACGGGCGCACCGGACGTGTGTGCGGCGATAAGCTGTCTCATGTACACGGCTGCGGGGTGGCTGCACAACACGCAGGAGGCGGAGCTGGTGTATGAAAAGCTGGACAGCGGGGATGCGTACCTGCGTTGGCACGGTGGGGAATGGCTGTACGACCTGCTGAAGATCGGCTTTTTGCAGCTGGAAAAGGCGGCGCCGAAAAAAATTTCTGTAAAATTTTGAAAATTCCACTTTTAAGTGGAAAAATCAGAAAAAGCAATGGTACCGTGGGAGGTGCAGAGGCAAACTCTGTACCTCCCTTTTTTTCCGGGCGGCGGGGCGGCGGTTATGAGACACCGCTTTGCCGCAGGAACGGGGACGCCACACGGGAGCGACATGCCCGCGCATTTTTAGGAGGACAAGATATGTACCTTTTTGACATGAGCCTTTGCCTGTTTGACGGCGAGGGCGGCGGGGCGGCAGCTCCCGCAGCACAGGGCGAGACACAAGCGAGCACTGGTACCACCCGCCAGGGCAAAACGGGCGCACTGAGCGACGTGAAGTACGGCAAGCAGCCGGAGAGCGAAGCGCAGACGGAGCAGCAGCCTGACGCCGGGGCTGAGGAAAAGGTAAAGGACGTGGAGACCACGTCCGACGCGCTGGAGGCCAAGAAAAAGGCTTTCAGGGAGTTGATCAACGGGGAGTACAAGGAACTGTACACCCAGGAAACGCAGCGGATGATCGACCGGCGCTTCAAGGAGGCGCGGGAGAATGAGAAGCGGATGAAGTCCTACCAGCCGGTGCTGGATACGCTGATGGAGCGCTACGGCATCGACGACGGGGACGCCGCGCGGCTGCTGGAGGCCGTGGACAACGACCACGCCTACTGGAGCGAGGCCGCCGAGGAGGCGGGCATGAGCGAGGAGCAGTACAAGGAGTTCCGCCGGCTGAAGCGGGAGAACGCCGAGCTGCTGCGGAGCCAGCAGGAACAGCAGCAGAACGAGTTTTTCCGGGCGCAGGGCGAGAAGTGGTACAAGGAAGCGGAGGCCATGAAGGGCAACCCCCTGTACCAGGGCTTCGACCTGATGCAGGAGCTGCAGAACCAGGAGTTTCTGAGCCTGCTGAAGGCCGGGACACCGGTGGAGCACGCCTACCGCGTGCTGCATTTTGACGAGCTGATGGGCAGCGCGGTACAGGCCGCGGCCGCCAGCACGGAAAAGAAGGTGGCAGACTCCGTCCGCGCAAAGGGCAATCGTCCCAACGAAAACGGCACCAACTCCAACAGCGCGTTCGTAACAAAGACAGATCCTTCAAAGCTGACAAGGGCAGACTTTGAAGAGATCGAGCGGAGAGTGGCAAGAGGCGAACGCATTTCGTTCTGATCCCTCACGGCTCCGCTGCGATATGCTGAAAGGAGCTATGAAACTATGATGAATACCATTTGTGACCTGTACCTGATGCCGGTGGTGCTGAACCTGTTTGACGGCAACACCAACACCACCCTGGACGCCGGTTTGTCCGACGAGATGAAGACGTATTACTCTATGCGTCTTATCAATCTGGCCGAGCCGGAGCTGATCCATGACCAGTTTGGCCAGAAGCATCCCATCCCCAAGAACAGCGGCAAGACCATCGAGTTCCGCAAGTACGACAGCCTGCCCAAGGCGCTGGTGCCCCTGACCGAAGGTGTGACCCCCGCCGGCCAGAAGCTGAGCATGGGCGTCATCCGTGCGACCATCAAGCAGTACGGCGGTTACATCGAGCTGTCCGACATCCTGGAGCTGACCGCTATTGACAACAACCTGGTGCAGGCCACCCGTCTGCTGGCCTCTCAGGCCGGCCGTACCTCCGACACCATCACCCGTGAGGTGCTGGCAGGCGGCACCAACGTGGTGTATGCCGGCGGCGCCAAGGACAGAAGCGAGCTGGTGGGCGGCGACGCCACTGAGGCCAACAACAAGTACCTGAGCGTGGACGACATCCGCAAGGCCGTCCGTGCGCTGAAGGTCATGAACGCCCAGAAGATCAACGGCTATTTCGCGGGTATCATTCACCCCGACACCGCCTATGACCTGATGAGCGACAAGAAGTGGGTGGACGTGAAGACCTACTCCGACCCCGACGGTATCTACGAGGGCGAGATCGGCAAGATCGAGGGCGTACGTTTCGTGGAGACCACCGAGGCAAAGATCTTCCACGCCCCCGACCTGGTGATCGCCGACGGCAGCAACGCCGCTGTGCGTGACCTGACCGTCAAGAGCGCGTCCGGCAAGGTCATCACCGTCACCGAGGCCCTGAGTACCAACCAGGCTGCCGCGCTGACCGGCCGCGAGATCCTGGTGGGCAGCGAGCTGATGGAGGTGGCGTCCGCGGCCGCAGGTGCTGCCGGTGCTGCTACCATCACCGTGAAGGACAGCCCCGCAACCACGCCCGCCGCGTCTGCCGTGATCTATCCCGGTGAGGGCGGCGCAAAGGGCCGCGACGTGTATTCCACCCTGATCGTGGGCGCCGACGCCTACGGCGTGACCGAGCTGGAGGGCGGCGGTCTGCAGCACATCGTGAAGCAGCTGGGTTCTTCCGGCACCGCTGACCCGCTGAACCAGCGCGCCACCGCCGGCTGGAAGCTGACCAAGGTGGCTGAGCGACTGGTGGAGCAGTACATGGTGCGTATCGAGTCCGCCTCTACCTTTGAGAGCGGTCTGATGAACTAACACACAAGCGGAGGGGGCATCGTCCCCCTCCGCCCCGGACATGAGGAGTGATAAACATGGCAGAAAAGAAGCAGAGAACGCCTGAAGAAATGGAACAGGCATTGGCCGCGGCCAACAAAGCGCTGGAGCAGGCCAAGAAGGAGGCTGAGGACGCCAAGGAGGCCGCAAAGGCCGCCGAGGAGGTCATGCGCGGTATGTCTGTCAGAGAGGCGGACGACGGCATGGTATCGTTCTACGCTTTCAAGGACGACGACAAATACAAGGACGACATCGTGGTGGGGCTGAACGGCAAGGTGTACCGCATCCAGCGGGGAAAGCACGTCCGTATCCCGCGGCCGGTATACAACATTATCCGCCGGTCGATGGCACAGGACGCGGCCACGGCGGAGATGCTGGAGGAAAAGACCCGGGAGTATGAGGCGGTCAAGCAGCAGCTGAACTGACAACTGCATACCACCGCGAGACCCAAAACGGCTGTGACACGGCGCAGCAAGCGGAGGAGGACGTTATCCTTCCTGCTTGCTGTGCCGTTTTTTCACGGCAGAAAGGAGCGGACATGACGAGGACGATCCCTCTGAAAATCCAGAACGAATATATCACAGGCGACAAGTGCATGATCGGCGCTGCCGGGAGCCACAACGATGTTATTCTCCGCATGGAGTTCTCCCCGCTGTGGGAGGGGCTGACAAAAATGGTGCAGTTTCGCGATGCGCTGGGGGAGGCCACGATAGAGGTGCTTCTGACCGCTGACATGCTGGAGGCGGACGATACCAGCGTGTATCTTGTGCCGGTGCCAAACGGGGCCAAAAAGTACGCCGGTGAAATGACGCTGTGCGTCAAGGGCGCTACTGTGGCCGGGGAAAAAGAGACACGGGCCACCACGGCGGTGTACGGGCGGTTTACCGTGGCGGAGAGCAAATGGAGCGCCGACGCGGAGACGGAGCAGGACGTGCCGCCCACGCAGGCGGAGCAGTTGCAGAGCCAGATCGATGCGGTGCTGGGCAAGATAAACGGCGCGGCGGCATCGGCCAATGCGGCGGCGGCATCGGCCAATGCGGCGGCGGCATCGGCGCAGAGCGCGGCAGAAAGTGCGGAGACCGCCACGGCGGCAGCCGGAAGCATAGGAAATTCTGTGACGGCGGCGGCTAAAAGCGCAGCGGCAGCAGCGGACAGCGAAAAAAACGCGGCGTACTGGGCCGGACAGGCACAGCAGGCCGCAGGCGGCGGCGTGGTGAGCTTCAACGGACGCGCAGGAAGCGTTGTACCGAAGGCGGGAGATTATGACAAGGAAATGGTCGGCCTGGGCAACGTGGACAACACCAGCGACCTTGCAAAGCCCATTTCCACGGCCACACAGACGGCATTGAGCGCCAAACAGGGCAGCATCATCAAGGGCTCTGTGACGCTGACGGTGGCGGGCTGGGTGGCGGACGGCGACGACTGGAAGCAGACGGTGACCATCGCCGGCGGCGCAGCGGGCAAGCAAGTGGATCTGGAGGCGGACAAGACGGCCATCAAGCAGATGCTGGACGATGGCACCAACGCTATCTACATCGCCAACAACAACGGAACATTCACCGCCTACGCTGTGGGCGAAAAGCCCACCGCTGACCTGAGTATTCAGGTGACGGTGTACGACGTGAAGGAGGTGTCGTGATGAGTGCCATTGTGGGCAAGGGCATAGCCGCTGGCGGCGGAGGAGGAGAACTGAATGTTGCCTATGGTCTTACCCCGCCCAGCGATACAAGCAAGCTGTGGGTACGGATTGCTGATAAGCCAAGCGAAGTGTTAGTAAAGGAGGCTACGTCTTTTGGGAAAGAAGCTGTTTCTGCCTATGGAATTTCTACGCCTTCGCCATATATGCCTCAATCCCTTGCATACTGTAACGGATACTTTTATATCAAAATATACAGCATCATCTATCGATATGAAGACACTGGATGGGTGGTTGCAGTAAATGGAGCTGCTCAGGAATTTAAACACTATACTGCTCCGGCGGTAGTTATTGGAAATAAGATATTTTACTTGTTTGGTCACGATAACGACAGTCTCCCTGATAGAGCTTCTTCTAACGAAAACAGTAATACGTATATTTTAGTTTTCGATACAGAAACTAACACATATACAAATGTAGCTGTTTCGGGAATATCCAGTAAATGTCAGCTTGGAAGTGCTGTCGCTATAGGAACAAAGATTTATTTTACTGCTGGCCAAGATAATTCTGCTGGTTCTTCTGCATATTCCGATTCTACCATTGTCTATGAAATAGATTCAGAAAACCCATCTATTGCAACCAATATAGGATATATCTACGGTCGCGGTAATGATTTTAGGGGAGCATCTGTAGTAGCAGTAGGAAATATACTATATTCAAAAAGACCCTTCTATGCTGCTGATGGCTCTATTCCGTATGTTACTTATATTGAATGTTTTGATACTGAAACAAAAATAAATTCAAGGAAGCAGATAAGAGTTACAACAACTGCTGTAAGAAATTGCTTCATGCCGGGAATAAACATAGGGGAGTATATCTATTGGTTTGGGGGAATGGAGCGAACTCATGTACCAAATATCTTGGCTTATGATACTACTAGTGTTAATTATGCTCAAAGATTTAACACTGTAACAGGGGATTTTGACCTTGTTACGGTAGGAGGTCATGTAGGAAACTCCCATAACTCTACTGTGTTGTCAAGTACAGAACTTGTATTTGCTCGGGTAGGCGCGGGTAATCCTGCATACAAGTTTACAGGGGCTTATGAACTGGAGAACGATAAACTCCTCATTCAGGAGTCGCTGTTTGACAACATCTGGCAAGCAGTTAAGGTAAAAGATGGAGCACTGAGTATCGGGGTGAGTGGTGTGTTCCTTGGTGGGACCGATGGCTATGCACAAGCCAAGGATGCATACCTTTATGACCTCACTCAGCAAAAATGGATTTCCCTGGATGGCACACCGTTTGGGGAGGGGGGGGGTAACACCTGAGCCCACCCCTACACCTACCCTTGAAGGGACGTGGGTGCTGAATGAGGAGTTGTCCGCGCCGGAGAAAGATTTTGACGAAATCAATCTTTATTTTACCTTTGGAACAACAAGATGCAGCCGGATTAGAACATCCAACCGTACACACTTATCTGCATACAAGGTTATTTCTGGTGATGGAATAGACATATATCAGTTCAACATCAACACATGGAAAAGTGCGAGTAGAAACCTGACATTCGAGACAGGTGCAACCGCTTCCGACGAGTTCCGGGCGTGGTTGGCGAGTAACGCCACCAAACAATAAAACAAGGAGGAAACAAACATGTACACAGGTTATATCGTAAAGGCAGGAGAGACCTGCAAGGACGAACGGGTAGCAAAGGCTATCAAGAATTTCAAGTACGAAAACGAGACGGTTATCTGCGTGGGGGAGGACGGCTACATCACCGAAATCAACACCCTGCGGACAGCCAAGAGCATTGTTGGGGAGCAATCCAGCCCGGAAGCGTATCTGGCGGCGTATCTGGAGAAGCTGAACAGCCCGGTGGAAGAGAATGGCGGGGAAGCGGAGTAAGGAGGAGCGTGTACGCAGAATAAGGGGCGGGGAGAATTACTCCCCCCGCCGGATGTAGGCTTCCTCGGCATCGAGCTGTGCCTGTTTGAGCGCGGCAACGGCCTTTTCAAGCTGGGCAATGGCGTCGGTGACGGCGTTAAACAGGGTGAAATACTCGGGCATGGGAACACCTCCTTTCTGCAAGCAGGATAGCACAGGTGGCGTGTCAGAAACGGTCGAAGGGTGTCGAGGGTGTAAAAATAATTTGAGAGGAGAACGCGGCGAATGGAACCGTGGGTACAGCAGATCGCCGTACCGCTGGCGGTAGCGGTGCTGACAAGCAGCGGTTTGTGGGCACTGGTATCGAAGCGGGCGGACAAGAATAACGCAGAGCGGAAGATGCTGGTGGGGCTGGCGCATGACCGCATCATCCATCTGGGCATGGTGTACGTGACAAGGGGGTACATCACGCAGGACGAGTACGAAAACCTCAATGACTATCTGTACCAGCCGTATGAAAAGATGGGCGGCAACGGCAGCGCAAAACGGGTCATGGAGGAAGTAAGGAAGCTGCCCATCAAGAGAGAGGCGTAAAGCCGGAAAGGAAGTAACTATGGACATCAACACTATCGGAGTGGCAACTGTTGCCGCTATCATCGTCATCTGCTATCTGATCGGCATGATCGTAAAGGCCACGGCGCTGGACAACAAATGGATCCCCATCATTTGTGGTGTGTGCGGCGGCATCATCGGTGCGCTGGCGCTGGCATTCCATATGCCGGATTTCCCCGCCGAGGACTACTTTACGGCGGTCGCCGTGGGCATTATGTCCGGCCTGACCGCAACTGGCGTTAATCAGGTGTTTAAGCAGATGAAGTCTACCAACGACGAGGAGGCGATGTAAATGGCCGCCCCGAAAGTCTACCTGTCCCCGGCTATGCACAGGGCGAACCCCTGTGTATATCCCCGCCCGGACGGGAAACAGTGCTATGAGGCACTTGAGAACAACGAGTACATCGACATTCTTGAGCCGATCCTGAACCGCTGCGGCATTGCCACCAAGCGCGGCTATCGGCGCACCCCCATGAACAGCGACAACGGTGACACCATCATGAAGCAGAACGTGGCAGAGAGCAACGCATGGGGCGCGGATGTGCATTACGTCAGCCACACCAACGCCAGCGCCAACGGAACGGCGCAGGGGTGCCATCCCATGTACTACACCTATTCCGCCAACGGCAAAAAGCTGGGCGAGATCATGGTAAAGTACCGGAAGGAGATCTACCCGCGCACGGTAAAGCTCGTCCCCCGCGCCGATCTGTACGAGCTGAAAAAGACCAACGCTGTGGCGTTCTACGAGGAGCACGCCTTCCATGACAATCTGGAGGACATCACCTGGTTCCACACGCACATGAAGGAGATCGCCGAGAGCGCGGCCAAGGGGCTGTGTGAGTGGTTCGGTATTCCGTATGTGGAGGAGACGAAGCCTGCGGAGCCGGTGGAGCCTATGACCCCCGGCGAGCTGCTGGTGAAGATCATGAACAGCACAGGAACGTGCGGCACGTGGGAGATCGTGAAGTGAGGTGAAGACATGACGGTTACAGATACTCTTTCGCAGGCGGACGAGCTGCGGCTGAACACCATAAGCGACGAGCAGAAGGCGGCGTGGGTGATGGGGCTGGACCAGCAGATCGGGGAGAGGATCGATATGGCCTCCTACGTACACAGTTGGCCGGCGGGCGACGGGGAGCTGCTGCTCCCCGCGCCCTACGACCGGGTGTATGTGCTGTATCTGTGCAGCCAGATCGACTACTACAACAACGAAACGGCGCTGTATGGCAACGACAAGGCGGTGTATGACGAGGCGATGAGTGAGGCAATGGCGTGGTGGCGCCGGCAGCACTGCCCGGACAACATCGGGAATGTGCAGGTGATGGGATGAGACTGGCAAGCCTGCCCTATTCCCTGAACCCCAACAAGGTGGAGATGGTGCAGATGCGAGGCATCAACTGGTCGGACGCCATACAGAACGGCGATTTGCGGGACAGCCTGAATTTGTCGGCCAGACGGTGGCCGTACATCACCACGCGGAAAGGCCGGGTGAAGCAGACCGGGTACCAGAACGTGACGGCGCTGACATCGTGGGGCAAGCTGGTGGCGGTGGAGGGGACCTCCCTGCTGTACGACGGGCAGACGGTGGGCACGGTGACGGCGGGTAAGAAGCAGTTTGCCGTGGTGAATACCAAGATGGTGATATGGCCGGACAAGGTGTATCTGGACATCACGGACCAGACCGTAAAGCCATTGGCGGCGGAGATCACCGGCAGCAAGGCCACGTTTGCCACCAACAAAATAACCGTAAACGGCTGGGCGGACTTGACCACGAAGTTCAAAGCGGGCGACGGCGTGACACTTTCCGGCTGCACCTCCAAGACGGAGAACAACAAGGATTTTGTCATTAAGGCGGTCACCTCCAACACGATCACGGTGGCGGACAACACGTTTACGGCGGTGAACGAGGCCAGCACAAGCATTAAGATCGAGCGAAAGATACCGGACCTGGACTATATCTGCGAAAGCGAAAACCGGCTGTGGGGCTGCAACAACGACACGCAGACCATCTATGCAAGTGCACTGGGCGACCCCACGAATTTTTACGTGTATGAGGGACTATCCACAGACGCCTATACGCTGGCAGTGGGCACGGAGGGTAAATTCACCGGCTGCTGCAAGCTGAGCTCTTCGGTGCTGTTCTGGAAGGAGACAAAGCTGCACAAAATGCTGGGCAGCTATCCGGCGGAGTACGCCATGTACACCTACGAAATGGAGGGCTTGCAGGATGGATGTCAGAAAAGCCAGCAGGTGATCAACGACACGCTGTTCTATAAAGGCCCTCACGGGGTATACGCCTACTCCGGCGGCACGCCTATGCTGATCAGCGACAACTTCGGCGAGAAGGAGTTTACCGATGCGGTAGCCGGCAACGACGGCGACAGCTACTACCTGAGCGTGAAGGACGGCGCGGAGCACCGGCTGATGGTGTACGAGACCAAGACCGGGATATGGGTGCTGGAGGACGGCACGGAGGCGGTGGACTTTGCGCGGCTGGGCAAGAAGCTGTACATGCTGGCGGGCGGCGACGTGTACCTGCTGGATGGCGAGGACACGCCGCAGGCGCAGGAGTGGATGGCGCAGTTCGCCCCCATGTATGAGACCATCGACGGCAAGAAAGCGTATTCCAAGATACTGATGCGGCTGGAGCTGCCAAAGGGCAGCTACATGACGGCACAGATGCGCTGCGACGGGAAGCCGTGGCAGACGTGCGGCAAGGTGGTGGGCAAGGAGCACAACGTGACCAGCCTGCGGCTTGCGGCCAACCGGTGCGACAAATTTGAACTCAGGCTGGAGGGCAAGGGCCCGTGCACCATACTGGGCATATCGAGAGCGTTTATGGTGGGGAGTGATGTGAAATGATCGTATTCCCGGAGAGCATAAACGAGCTGCCGAAGGAGAACCCGTCAGAGGCGCTGGACATAACCGAAAACTACATTAAGTACATGTGCCAGCGCATTGACTGGGCAATGGGCAACGTGACAAAGAACGTCAGCAAGGCGGGCGTGTCCAACGCGGAGATGTACATTCTGCTGACGGCGCTGCAGAATACGGTGTCCGCCCTGCAGAGCACGGTGAACAGCCAGGGGGCCAGCATATCGGCGCTGATGCAGAGCGTGACGGTACTGAACAATGACCAGACCGCGCTGAAAAACCGGGTGGCCACACTGGAGAACAATTACACGGCGCTGGAGCAGAGAGTGACGGCGCTGGAGAACAAGACATAAGGAGGATGCCTATGGCTATACGGAAAAACAAAAAAGCAACGACCGGCAGTGTTATGGGCGCAGTAAGCGGACTATTCGGCGACCCGAATAACCGGCGCAACATGGCGGGCTCCATCGCCATGAAAAAAGCGGCAATTAAAAACAACGCGGTCAATGGCGCCCTGGCTGGCGCATTGGGCGGCGCTGTGGGCGGCGCACTGAACTACGGGAACAGCGGCGGAAATTCCGGCGGTGGCTACACGCGGGTGGAAATGCCGGTAGATGTGGGCGCACTTCCCACCTTCAACAGCTCGTATCTGGATCAGCTGAATGCTTTGGCGCGGCAGCTGACCAGCATGAACTATGAGGACTGGACAAAGGGCAGCCAGTACCAGTCGCTGGCGGATCGGTATGGCAACAACGGACGGATGAGCATGCAGGACGTATTGGGGCAGGTGGCCGCCCGTACCGGAGGCTTGGCCTCCAGCTATGCCACAACGGCGGCGCAGCAGCAGTACAACCAGTACATGGCGCAGCTGGAGGACGTGGCGCGGCAGATGTATTCCCAGGAGCGCGGCGACATTATGGACACCGCCAATTTGTACCGCAATCTGGCAAACGACGAGTATGGGCGCTATCGGGACAGTTTAGCCGATTACAATGACCGTCTGGCGGCGGCACAGAGCGCGGCACGGAGCGCATACAGCGGCAGCGGATATTCCGGCACGACAAGCATTGACCGGCTGAAAAGCCGCAGCAGCAACGGTGGCTCCGGCGGCAGCGGCAACGCAAGATACAGCAGCAGCACGGCACTGAACCTGGCCACCAGCAACGCAAGGACCACCAGCGGGCAGATGATGGCGCTGGAGGCTATGTACGAAAACGGGAACATCACAAAGAAGCAGTACAGCGATCTGGTATACGCCGTGAAGAACCCGGGGAAATAAGGAGGGCGCGATGGGCTGGAAGCAGACATTTCAGAAGAAAATGAAAGCTGCGGGGATGGAAAACGACATCCCCGCAGCAAACCGGACAAACCGCAATGCAGACAGCGGCGGGTGGCAGGATAAGTTCCGCAGCAAAATGGAAGCTGCCGGCATGGGCGGCGACATTATCCGCACCGGCGGCAGAACGGCGGCGGATGTGGCGCCCAGCACCTATAAGCCGGACCCGTCTATGTTGGTTACGCCGAGCGTGCCTGCGGGGAACACAACAAGTGCGGCGGGGAAATATAACGTGGGCCAGGGCTTGGCAAAGGCCGGACAAATGGGCCTGACACAGATCGCCAAAGTGGGCAGCTCTGCCGGCGCATGGATAGAGAACCTGCTGGGTGATTTTGCCCGGGAAGGCTCCAACGGCTACTGGGACCCAGACACCAGCAACTGGCTTTTCAACCGCTGGAACCGGTCCATTGACGCGGAGGCGCAGGGGGTGCAGCAGCGGTACGCGGAAAACACGGCACGCGGCGGGAAAGCGGCGCAGGTTTTTGAAGACCTGGGTGCGGCGACGGTGGCGGCGGTGCCGCAAGCCATTGCGGCGCTGTTTACAGGCGGCGCCAGCACGGCGGCGCAGGCAGGCGCACTGGCGGAAAACGCGGCGGCGTCCTCCGGGTTGGTCAACACCATTTCCCGCAGTATGCGGGCAATGGCGAAAGACCCGAACTTCCAGATCTCCTTTGCACAGGTATTTGGCCCCGGCTATGAGCAGGCAAAGGCGGACGGCGCGGACGATTTCCGCGCATCCGTGTACGCCATCGGCAACGGACTGATGAACGCCGCCGTGGAAGTGGGCGGCGGTATCCAGACGCTGCCTCGTGAATTGCAGAACGGCGGCAACGCATGGAAAACATGGGTGGACGCCATGCTGGACGAGGGCAAGGAGGAAGTGGTGCAGGGTGTGATCGAACGCGCCACGCAGAACGCCGTCTATGGACGGGACAACCCCCTTGTTGGTATCGGCAACGGCGCCATCTTCGACCCGGCGGCAGCGGCGGAGGAATTTGCCGGCGGCGCTGTGGTTGGCGGTATCCTGGGCGGCGGACAGGTGGGCGTGAACACCCTTGCCAACCGCGCGGCATACAACGCGTCCAGAGCGCAGTATGACCGGGACGTGCGGCAGAACACCGCGCCGGAGATGGACGGCAGGACGGCGGAAGCCGTGGAGGCGGTGACCCGGGGCGAGACGATCACCGGCAACCAGGCGGCGGCCATTGCACGGGACCCGGTGGCCGTGGAGACGCTGGAGGCCAGCACCGGGGTAAAGCTGGACACGGAAAAGCCCATCAGCCAGCTCAAACGTGAAATTATCGCCCTTGCAAGCCGCGAGACAGCGCAGGAGCAGACGCAGCGCACCACGGCTATCCCCCAGACGCAGAAACGCGCACAGAAAGCCGTGGGCGGCTTTATGGAGGCGGGGCAGAGAGCGTATCAGCAGGTGCGTGAGACAAGTGGCAGCGACGCGGAGGTGTACGCAGGCTTTTCCGCCATGTACAACGCGGGACTGAACGGCGTTGAGGCGGAAAAGGCCAAGGGAAAGTACGCGGCGATGCTGACGCCGGAGCAGCGGTACACGGCGTACAACGCGGGGCTGGAGGACGCCAGGGCGCAGGTGGCACGAGAAAATGCGGATGTAGCATCCGTGACCACCACGGCGGGGGCAGGTCTGGCGGACAACGCCTACAGCCGGTACATCATCGCCAAAGACAAGGGCGCGGCCTCGACGCTGAACACCATCGGCAAGAAGCTGGGCGTGCGGATCGAGTTCGTGGACAGCATTATGGATGGGCAGGCAAACGGCCAGTACATCAGGGAGAAAAACCTGATCCAGATCGCGGCGGACAGCACGAACCCCATCTATGAGGTGGCGGGGCACGAGGTCACCCACCGGATGCAGGACCTGTCCCCCAACGAGTACCGGGCGTTCCGGCAGGCTGCGATAGAGTACCGCATGCGGGAGAACGGCGCGGACACGGAAACGGAGGTCGTGCAGCGGTACATGGAGGCGGCAGAGAGAGCCGGCGTAACGCTGATGCAGGACGAGGTGATGGACGAGATCGCCGCGGACTTCGCTGGGCGGATGATCGAGGACACGGATCTGTTCGCACAGTTTGCCAAGGGCAACCGCACGGCGGCGCAGAAGCTGTTGGACGGGCTAAAGGAATTTATTGCCAAAGTCAAGGCTATGTTCACCGGCAAGGCAAGAGACAACGCGGCGATGGATGCCTACGGCAAGACCTTCGGAGAGCTGGAGGACATTGCGCAGAAGTGGCAGGCGGCCTTTGACGCGGCGGAGCGGCAGGCGGAGAAAGCAAAAACCGCCGCCGGTGAGGGCGACGGTGTAAAATACAGCCTGAAAAACACTTCCGATAAAACAGTTGTCAGCATCAAACAGCAGATCGCCAACGCCAGTAAAACGCTGAATGATACGGAGCCGGTAGTGCAAAAGAACGTTTCTGAAATTTTCAGTGAAATGAATATTAAGCAGAAACGGGCGTGGGCGGAAAAGGAAGCGCTGAAATACGGAAACCGCGTAGACAGGCAGGGATATGGAGAAATTGAAGTAAGCCGCAAAGATGTAAACAGCGCGCTTAATTATCTACAGAGCGACGGAGAAATCGCGGCGTTTGCGGCCCTACCTTATGTGCTCAAGCGCGGAAAAGAAATTTACCGCGAGGCTGACCATAAGGGGCGTGGATATAGCACAGTTACTTTCGCAGCGCCTGTTGTTATAAACGGGGTGCGGGGGAATATGGCGGTCGTAGTAAGAGAGACCAGCAAAAACCATTACGATATGCACCGCATTGTTATGCCGGATGGTTCTGCGTTTACATTTGCGGAAAAAACAAACGCAGAAACCGGACCGACTGCGGCCACATCCAGTACGGACGCGCTCACACAGCCCACGGCTTCTACGTCTAAGAACAGTATACCCGCCGATGGCGAGAATGTCAAGCCGCAATTTTCGCTGAAAGCGCCTGTGGAGGAAACAAAAAACCTGCTGGCGCTGCATAACCTGACAGAGAAGAACCTGCTGGATGCCGCAAAGCTTGGCGGGCTTCCTATGCCGAGTATTGCCATCGTAAAGGCAGACGAAGGCCACGGCGAGTACGGCGACATTTCGTTTGTGTTCAGCAAGGATACCATCGACCCGCAGCTGTTCCGCAGCAACAAGGTATACGGTTACGACGCATGGACACCAACTGCCCCGCGAATTGAATATGAGGTAAATGAGAAATCCGCCAAGAAAATCCACGACCTGTTTTACCGTATGGAGCGGTCGAAAGGCAGGAGCTTTGCAGACCCCTTATATTCTGCGGCAAACACGCTGGAGGACGAGCTGAACCGGAAGGGCGGCGTAGATAAAATCATCAGCTCAATGCGCGATGACCCGCGCGTGATGAACATTTATCTGGAAGATACCGGGCGGGGTGCGGTAGAAAACATAATGAAGCGCGAAGTCACACGCATGGATGACAACCAGCAGGAAATGGCATCGTTCCTGATCCGCGAATTGGGGGAGAGCACTGTAAACGATTTTCGCGCAAAGGGCGGCGAGTCGCCTATTGCGGCAAGAAAACTGTGGCACAAGGAACACGGCGAAGCGCTGAACGCCGCACTGCAAAAATACTACGAAAAGCTGGGGCTACCTTCAAAGGATGCGGCCGATGTGGTAAACGCAGAAACCGTTGCGGCAAAAATGCGGTATATGTTGGATACGCGGAAATATCTGGCCGGTAACACGGAAACTGTGACGGAAGAAGTGGACAGGGACGCCACCAACAAAGCTATCCGCGACAAGGTAAATCAGAAGGAGTACGAGCAATGGCTGGATGATCTGTTTGACGGTGTTGTAAAAAACGAGGGCATTTACAACGGGAAAGACTACTATACATCCTCCGGCAATCGCAGGAGTTTTTCGGCAACGCACTATGAGATCACGCTGAAAAACATTGTTAAGGCGATGAAGCAAGGCGATCAGAAGGGTGCCAACACATTCTTTGGTGGCCAGGCAATTTTGGGTGTTGCGTCAAAGGATTACGGCTCTATTGACGAGATCAAGGCCGACTCCGGGCGGCTGCAGAAAATGACCGAGGAAGAATACAGCGCTATCCGGCAGAAGTATTCTGAACGCCTTGCGGAGCTGACCAACGAGATCAAGGATCCTGCAGCAAGGAATGAGTTTATCGCATCGGACGATGCGGCGTCGGCTATTGTAGAGACGCTGCGTACAAAACGGACGGTGGCGGGAATTGATAAAGAGCTGCGGACATACCCCACGCTGCAAATCAAACCGGATACGGCGGAAAAAGTGCTGCAGCTGTATGAAGACATTTCCAATATGCCGACCGGGTATTTCGAGGCGAAGCCGCAAAGAGCCGTAGGTTTTGATGAGGTGTTGGCGGCAGTCATTCCTAACGACGCCAGCGCAGAGGTAAAGGCGGCGCTGGAAAACGCCGGTGTGCGGATGATCGAGTACGCAAGCGGAGACGAAAAAGCACGGCTGGATGCCGTGAACAGCGTAGAGGGGGCCAGATTTCAGCTGCGGAGCACAGCGGACATTGAACAGGAGGTGCGGGACCTGAAACGGGAGCGCACGGTACTGGCCAGCCGCAACCGCGCATTGGAGCAGCGGGTGCAGGAGCTGAAGGGCGAAATGCGCATCAGTAAGGAGCCCTCTGTGGTGCAGCGGGACGTGAAAAAGCTGGGGCGCGAGACCATCCGCAAGTACGGCAGCGACGTGAAATACGGAGACATTCAGGCCGACATGGAGGCGCTGGGCAAGGCTGTGATGAAGAAAGACGTGAGCATGGCCGACCTGATGCCCTACGCCAGAAACGCGGCGACGGCCATCGTGGACAACACGACGGAGCTGACGGAGCACGGCGCGGAGCTGCTGGAGATCAAAGATTACCTGAAGCGGCAGAAGATCCTTTTCAACGGGGAGATGGACCACTACAACGAGTTCCGCAAGCGGTACATGGGAACGCTGAAGCTGAACAAGTCGGAGGGCTTGCCGGTGGACATCATGTACGAGGAAATGACGGAGATGTTCGGCGAGGGCTATTTCCCCAGCGACGTGTATACCGAGGCGGACAAGCTGCAGCAGATCGCGGATGTGCTGGACAGCATGGACAGCATTTATGAAAACCCCTTTGACAGCTACCGTGACGCAGCCATTCAGGAGATCGCCAACGACATCATTGACGGCATGATCTCTGACCAGGTGCGGCAGAAGAAGACCTTTGCCGACCGGCGGGAGCTGGAGAAGCAGGAGGCCGTGGGACGGGTGCGTGAAATGCTGACAAAGGAGCGGGAAAAGCGCCGGGACATGGTAAAGCGGATGCGCCGGGAGTACAGCGAGAAGACCCAGAAGGGCCGGGAGAAGCGGTACGCCGCAGAGATGCGTGCAAAGATCGCCAGACACACGGGCCCTTTGTCCGAAAAGCTGCTGCGTCCCACGGACAAGAAGCACATCCCGGATGAGCTGCGCGTGGTGGTGGCCGATCTGCTGCGGAACATCAACCTGGAGAGCGCATACAGCTACGACGAGAACGGACGGCTGCGGAAAAACGCCGGCGGCGACCCGACCCGACGGACGCAGGAGGCCGTGAAGCTGAAAAAGGCATACGAGGACATCATTGCCCGTGAGGGGAACATGGTGGTGGACCCCGATTTGCTGGACAGCGGCGGTCTGCTGGACAGTCTGGCGGCGCTTGGCGGAAAGCGTATCGCCGACATGAACGTGACGGAGCTGGAGACCGTATGGAACGCGGTGCGGGCCATCGAGGCCACGCTGACCAGCTACGACCGGACGCTGGCGAACCAGAAGTACGCACGGACCAGCGAGTGGGCGGACAGCCTTATGATGGGCAGCATGAGCCGGAAGCGGCGGAACCGAAAGATCTCGCTGGATATGGCGGACCCGTATACGTTCTTCTCCGCCTACGGCGACGGCGGCATGCAGGTATACCGGACGCTGCGGAACGCGCAGGACCGGGAGCACGTGATGCTGACGGATCTGCGTGAGGCGGCTAAAAAGTTCCTGGATGCGGACGTGTACAAAAACCGCTTTGAACGGCACACGTTCACCACAAGCCGGGGCGTGGAGCTGACGCTGACCAACGAGCAGATCATGAACCTGTACAACCTGGCAAAGCGCGGTGAGCAGGCCATGAACCACCTGATGGTGGGCGGCATCGTGCAGCCGGAGATCAAGCGGGACGGCAAGCTGAAAGCCATCCCCCGCGGGACGGAGAACATCCTGCTGACGCTGGAGGACGTCAGGGCCATCACCTCCGTGCTGACACCGGAGCAGATCAAGGTGGCGGACGGATTGCAGAAGCTGGCCAGCACGAAGCTGGCGGAGTGGGGCAACGAGGCCAGCATGGCGGTGTACGGCTACCGCAAGTTCATGGAGACGCACTACTGGCCCATCAAGACGGCGAAGGAGGCCACGGCATCCAGCGTGGAGAAGGGACCGGACATCGCCAGAGAGATCAAGAATATGGGCAGCGCAAAGGCCCTGACGCCCAACGCCAGCAACGCGCTGGATATTGGCGGCGTGTATGACGTGTTCGCGCAGAACGCCAGCGACATGATCAAGTACGCCACGCTGCTGGCCCCGATGGAGGACATCAACCGGCTGTACAACTACCGGTACCGGGACAGCATGGGCAACCTGACCGGGAAGAACGTGCGGCAGGTGCTGTCCGGCGTGTACGGCGACGCGGCGCAGAGCTACTGGCGGAATTTGATGCGGGACGTGCAGAACGGCGTGGTGAAGAACGCCAGCGCCACCACAAGGGCCGTGGAGCGCATCGTGGGCAACACAAAGGGCGCCGCGGTGGGTGCGAACCTGCGCGTGGTCATCCAGCAGCCCACGGCGTACTTCCGGGCGGCGGTGGTGCTGGACCCGGAGAACATGGCGAAGGGCCTGGGCAACGGCGTGACCAAAGGCAACGGATGGGACAAGGCCCGGAAGTGGGCACCCATTGCGGGCATCAAGGACACGTCCGGCTTTGACCAGGGCAGCCGGTACACCATCGCACGGGAGGTATACGGCACGGACGGCAGCTTTATGTCGTGGCTGAGCGACAAAAGTATGTCACTGGCCGGAAAAGCCGACGCGGTGACGTGGGGCAAGATCTGGAACGCCTGCGAATGGCAGGTGGCGTCTGAAACGAACCTCGAAGTCGGCAGCAATGCCTATTATCAGCAGGTGGCGGAGGTATTTACGGACGTGATCGACCAGACGCAGGTGGTGGACGGCATCATGCAGCGAACGCAGATCATGCGGGACAGCGACGCGCTGACGCGGCAGGCCACGTCCTTTATGGGTGAACCGCTGAAAAGCCTGAACATTTTGATGCGGTCCTACGACGCATGGGTGTATGAAACGAACCCGCAGAAGCGCAGCAAAGCGCTGAAGCAGCTGAAGCGGGCCGTTGGCGCCCTGCTGGTAACGGACGTGGTGAACGCATTGGCACAATCCATCGTGGACGGCCTGCGGGACGACGACAAGGACAAGAAGTACTGGGAGCGCGTTTTGGAAGCCTTTACCGGCATTACAGGGGAGGAAAAGGACTTTGGCGAGGCTGTCAAGAACATCACGCTACAGGGCAATGTGAAGGGCAACATCACGCTGGTAGGCCGTATTCCCTACGCCAAAGACATTATTTCCATTTTGCAGGGCTACACCGTAGACCGCATGGATGCCGGCGCGGTGGACGACATCGTAAGGGCCACCAAGTCCATGATTTCCAGCGCCAACGGACAGGGCAAAAAAACGGCGGCGTACAACGTCAAGCAGTTCCTGACCGTGGTCAGCAAGATCTTTGGCGTCAGCGTGGCGAACCTGGGACGGGATACCTGGGCCATTGCCAGAAGTATTGCCAGCGAGACCGGGAATGTGCGGCTGATGTTTGAGATGGAAAAGGCCATCTACCGCATGGACAAGAGCGCCGGGAACCGGAAAACGTGGTGCGAGTTGCTGTACCGGGCGCAGAAAGAAAGGGACACCGAAACGGCGCGTCTGATCTACCGTGAGATGCTGGCGCACGGCTATGAGGAGACGGACGTGCGGCAGGGCGTGGAGACCATTATGAAGCAGGAGCAGGGCGTAAACTCTGTGAAAGAACTGAGAAACCGGTGGATGGCACCGTAAAACAAAGAAAGGAGCAACGGGCGATAGGCGCAACCATCCTATGGCACCATCCCGCCGCAAGGCGGTCCGCAGGCCTGCGTAAGCAGGATGAACCAGCAGCACAGGGAAATCCGCGCCATGCTGAAGGGCATGGCACCCAAGAGGGCTATCGCATGGATCCAATCTTTTGAGTTACCACAAGAGGAAGCCCAGTGCATCGCGGAGTGCGATGTGCGGCGTCGCAGCTGCGTGGAGCAGGCATTTTGCATGAACGTGTCTGTTGACGTGGTAAAACGATGCCGGCGAAGGGCATACCGAAAAATTGCAGACGGGCTGAACGCAGAAAAAAGCCACACCTGAAAAGGTGTGGCTTTTTATTTGCCGCCGAAAGGGGGACGGCGGCGTGTGTTGGGGGGGATAGCCTGATTATACGGCGAAATAAATAAAAACGCAATAGAGACGCACTGATTTTTAACGCGCACTTATCAGCCACTTTATCGCCACTTTGAAATGGGCATATCCCTGTATGCTTACAGTAAAGAGAGGTGGTCGTGATGTTCGTGCGCTATAACCCAAACCCGGCGGGCAAAAACGTGGGGGATTGCCCGGTTAGGGCCATCTGCAAGGCCACTGGGCAGGGATGGCATGAGACGTATGTGCAGCTGTGTATGCAGGGGCTGGCTTTGGCGGATATGCCCAGTGCCAACAATGTATGGGGCGCGTATCTGAAAAAACTGGGGTTTAGGCGGCATATTATCCCGGAGGATTACCCGGACAGCTATTCCGTGGGTGACTTCGCAAGAGAGCACCCGCGTGGTACATATCTTCTGGCGCTGGCGTCCCACGTGGTGTGCGTGATAGACGGAGACTGGCATGACACGTGGGACTCCGGGGCCGAAACACCTTTGTATTTTTGGGAAAGGACGGATGAGGAATGAACTATCCCTATTACGGAAACCCCTATATGCCGCCTATGCCGGACAACCTCGGCCAGCTCAGGCAGCAGCAGATGATGCCCCAGCAGATGCCGCAGATGCAGAACCCTATACCGCAGAGCGGCGTGCAGTGGGTATCGGGCGAACAGGAAGCCAGGAGCTGGATGGTGGCGCCCAACGCGGCGGTGGCCCTTTGGGACAGCACGGCGCCCACGGTGTACCTGAAGCAGGCGGACGCCAGCGGCAAGCCGACGCTGAAGGTATACGACCTTGTGGAGCGGCTTGCAAACGCGCCTGAAGCAAAAAAGGACCCCGGGGCGGAATATGTGACCCGGGCGGAGCTGGACAAACTGGCGGCCATTGTGGCCGAAATGAAGGCCAAGAAGAAGCGCAAGGTAGAGGAGGAAGAGGACGATGAGTAATCCGTTTTATCAGGCGATGGGCGGGAACGTAAACCCGCTGGGGAATTTTGGACAGCTGGTGCAGAAGTTCCAGCAGTTCAAAACAAGTTTTCAGGGCGACCCGAAAGCAGAAGTAGAGAAGATGCTGCAGAGCGGCGCGCTGACGCAGGAGCAGCTGAACCGGGCGCAGGCGATGGCGCGGCAGTTCCAAAACCTTTTGTGATCAATATCGTGGCCACGATTTGATGAAATACATCTTTATCCGAAAGGAGTGACAACAATGGCAATTACTGACGGCAGTCCCACCATGACCATGCCTGTGGCCCCTACCGGCATGATGGGCAGCGGCTTTGGTGGCGAAAACGGATGGTGGGTCATCCTGTTTATCATCCTGCTGTTCGGCTGGGGTCGTAACGGCTACGGCAACAACAACGGCAGTGTGATGGACGGTTATGTGCTGACCTCTGACTTCGCCACCGTTGAGCGCAAGCTGGACGCGGTGAATAACGGCATCTGCGACTCCACGTTTGCCCTGAACAACTCTATCAATGGCGGCTTTGCTACGGCAGAGCTGTCCCGCGCAAACCAGCAGGCGGCGCTGATGCAGCAGCTCACCTCTATGCAGATGCAGAACCAGGAGTGCTGCTGCGAGAACAGGGCAGCTATCGCTCAGGTGCGGTACGACATGGCGACGCAGGCCTGCGACACCCGCAACACGGTCAACACCGCTGCGCGTGACATCATCGACAACCAGAACCAGAATAGCCGGGCCATCCTGGACTTCCTGACCCAGAGCAAGATGCGCGATCTGGAAAGTGCCAATCAGGAGCTGCGCCTTGCCGCATCTCAGGCTGCGCAGAACAACTACCTGATCTCCCAGCTGCGCCCTTGCCCCACCCCAGCTTACATCACTTGTAATCCTTGGGCGGGCAGCAGCTATGGCGGATGCGGAACCGGCTGCGGCTGCTGACAACTGCATAGCGCCAGCTGTTCGGGATTTCCGAACTGTTCAGCCCCGTGCTGATACTGACACCAACGCGGCGGGGCAATAGCTCCGCCGCTGTATTTTGAAAGGAGTGATTATTTTGGCCGAGTTTACCAACGCCAATATCGTGACTGTGGCCGCAGGGCAGAATGTGCCTCTGACGGAAACCGCGGTCAACAGCAAGCCGTGCATCGTACACCGTGAGGGTGCCGGGGTGGTGACGCTGCGTGGACTGACGAACCAGTGCAGAGCGCTGTACAAAGTCACTTACGGCGGCAACATCGCCATTCCCACCGGCGGCGCCGTGGGAGCCATCACCGCCGCGCTGGCCGTCAACGGCGAGGCGCTGACCAGCGCCACAGCGACGGTGACGCCTGCTGCCGTGGAAAATTATTTCAATATCTACGTTTCCGCGCAGGTGTGCGTACCGAAGGGCTGCTGCCTGACGGTCGCCATGAAGAACACCAGTACGCAGGCGGTCAGCTTTGCCAACAGCAATTTGACCGTTGAGAGAATTGCGTGAGAGGAGGGACGACATGAACATGAAGGAACTTTTCGGCATCCGCGAGATGCTGTGTGACGAGCTTTCCGAGTATGCCGGCAAGCAGGAGATGGGCACCGGAGAGCTGGACGTGATCCACAAGCTGACGGCCTCTATCAAGAACATTGATAAGATCGCCATGTTTGAGAGCGGCGGGTACAGCCGTGACGATGGGTATTCCCGCGAGGATGGGTATTCTCGCGGCGGCGACTGGGATGCAAGCATCCGGGGTACGTATGGGCGCGGCAGCTCGTACCGGCGCAAGAGAGACTCTATGGGCCGGTATAGCCGCGATGACGGGTATTCACGCGATGGGCATGCCAAAGATGTGATCGAGCGCATGATGCAGGACACCGACGATCCCAACGTGAAAGAGGCGTTGCGGCAGTGCATGCACGTGGTGGAGAAGGGCTGACGTTGCTAACACGTTACTAGCAAGCGTGTTTTATAGGAAATAAGAAAATCCCTGTAACAGTTGTTGTTACAGGGATTTTTTGGTGGAGACTGCTGGACTCGAACCAGTGACCTCCTGCGTGTGAAGCAGGCGCTCTAACCAGCTGAGCTAAGCCTCCGAATTGTCGGCGACCCTCGGGGTTCCGACATGGTGACCCGTACGGGAATCGAACCCATGTTACAGCCGTGAAAGGGCCGTGTCTTAACCTCTTGACCAACGGGCCGTCTTTCGAGGGGTATACCGGAGAGATGCTGACGCATCTCTCCGGTGTGGTAGCGGCGACTGGATTTGAACCGGTGACACTGCGGGTATGAACCGCATGCTCTAGCCAACTGAGCTACGCCGCCATGTCATCCTCGACAGGCACGAGTTACTATACCATATTTCAGCTCCCTTTGTCAACAGCTTTTTTGCAAAACCGGGAGAAAATACGGGGGACGCGGCTGGCGCCGTGTCCCCCGTGCGTCAATTTA